AGACATTCATTTTCCAGAGCAAGACCAAGCTGCGGTCAATTGTGTGCTTAAGGCCATGAAGATGGTCAAACCGAATATTTTTGTATGTTTGGGGGATATCGGGGAGTTTCATAGTGCCAGTGGGTGGAGATACAAGCGACAGAAGCGTCCACCCTTGGAATTCATACTTCCAGAGATAGATGGGGACATTCAAGCGACCAATGATGGCTTAGACCAGTTTGACAAGGTTTTAGATGCGATTAAGTGCAAAGAGCGATATATGCTCGAAGGCAACCATGATGCTTGGTTAAACTCTTTCGTAGAGGAGCATCCGTACTTAAAAGAGTATAAGTTCGCCAATGCAATGCGACTGAGCGACAGGGGGTATAAATACTACCCTTATGGCAAGCATTTGAAGATAGGGAAGCTTTATATGTACCATGGTGGTCATTTTAGTTCCGTCTATCATACTAGGACACATGCTCTTAATCTTGGGAAATCAGTCGTATATGGACACTTGCATGATATTCAACGCCATAGCGTTACACACGTTGATGGTGCACATGCAGGTTTTAGCTTAGGATGTTTAAAGGATATGTCAGATGAAGCAAATGCATGGCTTAAGAACAGAAAGACGAATTGGGGACATGCTTTCGGCATTGTGGATTGGTTTAGCAATGGCGATTTTAGACTCGATGTTGTGGATATTACGAAAGGTAAGACGTTTCTTTGGGGAAAGATGATTGATGGAAACACTTAACCTAGGAAGCATGATAGCCCAAATGAAGGTTTGCGGGTGGCAGTATAACGATACTGATGACGAAACCGTGAAAGAAGAACTAATGAAGAAGATATTGGACCTTATTGATGAGATAGAGGTTCCCCAACTTATTAATAATTGGGAAGGGGAAGCTTGACTCTGAGAGCGTATTGCTTCACAGGTAGGGATGTGGTTAGTGGCATATAAATAACTCGGTAGGGAAGTGAAGCAATACGTTGAGGTTCAGAAGCATAAAAGATAAAAAGCATGTTATATACGATAATGAAGAAGAATTTAAATCATGCCAAGAGATTAAAAAGACACCAAAGCATTGGAGAGATGCAAAAGAGGGGGATTGGTGCATATCGGACGATGGTCAAGTATTACAGATACTTAAGAAGGGAACATTCGTTACTGCCCATGGAAAGGATACTCAGTACGTCAGAACGCTTCTTGGGACATATTCGTTGTTATCTAAGAAAGAAATGGAGGGAGACATACCAAAGAACCTCTATTCCTTCTCTCGTGACAAGGACCATCGACAGGTTCGTGCTACTAACAGGCGTGCCAATTCTAATGAGATATTGTTTGCAGAGTACGTTGTACAAGGCATTGACCCGTCAGAAGCCTATCTTAAGGCATATCCCACAAAGAATCGAGCTTACGCACGTCAGGAAGCAAGACTTCTACTCAGACAAGAGCGGGTAATCAAGTTGATTAGAAAAGAAGTAAAGGATGCACTCACAAAGGTTGGTATCACTCAGGAGGACATATTAAAGGAATTATGGGATATTATATCGGAAGGTGATAATAATTCCAGTTCAAGGGTACGTTGCTTAGAGCTTTTAGCCAAGATATCAGATATGATGCCAAACACAGAAAAGAAATCAGAAACATTGACAGTGTTCCAAGGGTTTACCCCGGAACAACTTTCATCAATAAAAGGGGGCGAAACCAAGGTTTTGGCTGAAGTAAATGCAGAAATCAATGAGGACTGAGTCAGCACTGCTATTTGGGGATGTTCATACCAATTGTCCGTCCTGTAATAATGAGGTTCATTTGAATATGGATACTTCTCTATTTGATGAGCAGAATAGATTTAATGGGTGGCAATGCCCATTTTGCGAAAGCTTGTTTAATAAGCACGATGAAATCATCTATTTGGGAAGTACCAATGAGGAAATAGGTTTTGCGTAAGTGGCTTGATGATTATTTAGATATTGATGTAGTTAATTGGGAGCGACACGATGCCGTACAAAAGAATAGGAAAGACAGTCTATGTGAAGAGGAACGGCAAGTGGGAGAAGAAATCAACTGCAAAGACTATAACAAAGGCAAAAAAGATGATGAATCTTCTACGAGCAGTGAAGCACGGTTGGAAACCGACAGGTAAGAAGAAGAGTGTCAAGCGTTCTTAAGAAACGGCGAAAGAAGATTAAGAGACATAGATGGAAGAAAAAGCAAAAACAAAATCGACACAAAAAGAAAAGGCGTTAAGGGATACATCGAATACTAGCCTTGATTCAAAGGAAGCACTGCTAAAGCAGGCTAGTGCTGACCTTATATTTTTTGGTAGAGCATTTCTTCCTAGGGACTTTCTACTAAAGAGTGAATCTCCTACATTCCATTATGAGATAGGAAAGAAGCTTATATCTACTAAACCCGGCGGAAGGATATGTAATATTGTTCCTAGGGGATTTGGTAAGTCGGTTCTTGCAAAGGCGGCTATATTACACAAGATATGCTTTGGTACTAAGGGAGACCCGCAATTCATAGCGTGGGTAGCCGAGGAGCAGGGTCAGGCTATTGACCATTTAAAATATATTAAATCCCACTTGGAGACAAATAAATATCTTAAATACTATTTTGGTGACCTTGCTGGAGATTTGGTAGGTAACCGATGGACGGAGAAAGATATTGTTACCGCCAAGGGGGACCGTATTATTGCAAAAGGTACAACACAACGCTTGCGTGGTCGTGCCGAGATTGACAGGCGGTATACTGGTATTGTTCTTGATGACTTTGAATCTGAATTAAATACAAAGACACCAGATAGGCGTGCGGAAATCAAGAAGTGGATTGTGTCTACGGTATTTCCTTCCTTGGAAGAGACTCCGGGCAATGAGGGATGGATTTGGTTGCTTGGAACTATTGTGCATTATGATTCATTCTTGCAGATGGTTTATGATGGATACTCTTCCGCTCAAAAGGATAATCGCTCCTATCCATGGGATGTGATGTTTCATCAGGCTATTGAAGGTGGAAGGTCTATTTGGAGACAGCAATTCTCAAGACAGAAGCTTGAATCCAAGAAAAAAGAGTTTTCAGAAGCTGGTCTTATTAATAAGTTTGCTCAGGAGTATATGAATGATGCTCGCGACATATCCAATGCAGCATTTAAAATTGATAGGGTACAGTACTATTCTGGGCATTTTCAATCAAAGAACAATTTTGCGTATTTAATAACCAATGATACTGCAATACCAATATATGTTTATATGGGAGTTGATGTAGCACATACCGCTACTTCGACGTCTGACTATCAAGTTATTATTGTTATTGGTATTGATTCTAATAAGAACAGATATATACTTGAGTATTTTCGTGAGAGAATACCGACGTTCGATATGCCTGAGAAGATTATAGATATGTCAAAGAAGTATCAACCGCTAAGACGCGTTACTATTGAGACTGTGGCCGCTCAGGAGATGGTCAGGGATATGACAGATAGGTTATCCATAAAAGAGAGAAGGTTGACTCCGGGTCTGTTTAAGGGTGCAAAACCACCTAAGGGTATTAAGAAAGAGGACAGACTGGAAACATCACTGGGTCCGATTATTAATAGCCGAAAGCTTTATATCAAAAGAGAAATGTCAGAGATACTGGATGAAATGTTTGAACATCCAAAAGCCAAGAATGATGATTTACTGGATGGATTGTACTATGCGAACTATTATGCTTGGCAGAAACCACCTGTCAGTGGTGCTGTGAGTATAGATTCATTTCATAAGATTGGCAGGCTTTCTGGCAGAAAAAAGCTAAAAATGGGGTATAATTGGATTACTGGAGCCAGAAATATGTGACTTTCTGAAAAAAAGACTTGACTTTTACAGTTTTTTTTCTTATATTACGTGCTGTAACCTTTTTACAGCATAAATGCCCAAAATAGAACTATCCCCAGAAGCAGAATATAACCAAGACTTATATAGGCAATGGCGTGATGCTAGGTCTGATTGGGATACTGAAGCTCGCAAGGATACAGACTTTTATCTTGGAAATCATTTTACAAGTAATGAGTCCAGCGAGTTATCATCCCGTAATCAGGCTGATGTTCCAATGGACAGGATTTCTCCTGCCATTGAGAAGCTTAAAGCCGTCTTAACGGCAAGACCTCCCGCTTTTACTGTATTACCAAGAGAAGATTCTGATGTAAAGATTGCTTCTATTTGGAGAGATATTCTTGGATATGTCTGGGATGTTTCTGAGGGTGATAATCAGATGAAGCAGGCTATTACTGATTATGCTGTAGCTGGTGTTGGTTATTTATATGCATATGTAGACCAAGAAGCAGACTTCGGTAGAGGTGATGTCAAGTTCACTTATGTCAATCCCTTTCGTGTATATGTACCGCCTGACTGCAGGGATAGGTGGTTCTCGGATGCTGAGGGCATCATCCTTTCTACTATAATGACCGGTGAGCAGGTCGTTAACCTCTACCCACAATTAGGAGACCAGTTAGACGCTGAGACAGGAGAGTCAATTCGTGGTCTTATCCA